TAGTTCCCAGCCAGCATCACCTTCCACAAAAATACGTTTACCCCGAGCCTTATACCGCATTGCACAAACAGTAAAAATCAGGTCAATAAGGCACTTAGGAATAGAAAATCGAGCCATCCACTTTCCGTGGTTTCGAATACAATTCTGCCGTTGCGATTGGTCGAAGGAACTGAAATCTCCCTCACCATACGGATCAAAATTATACACTGAAGTACGCATACGGATGCTCGCTCGACAAACAACACTATCATCGCCTGATACCGCGATGGTGTCCTGCATTATCGCAAGCTGTTCTCCTATTTCGTTCAGTTTTTCCCCGACATATCCGGACGCATAATGGAGGCTAATACCGCCGTAAACAGTCCCATCAAAGATCTGGTGCAATATGTCCGACACCCCATGGGCATCCGGCGCAAAAGCAACATGCAAATCATTCGATAGTACCGTAATAGCACGCGGCTTTACAGTAAGCACTCCATCAACAAGCTTCCAACAGATTGTCTCATTCCATTTCACCATTATCTCCTTACGGTGAGTCGTCGTCTTTCCCAGAACAACTGACTCCCAAGCCGCAAGCAAACGTTTTACTTTTTCCCCACCCATCGAAGCAGCGCACTCTTCAATGGTCCATTGTTCCCCCGTAAAGCCTCCAACACAATCGCACAATCGATCCACCGCTCTTTCCCACGCTGCATCCAATTTAAGGGGATCTTGCTCTCCCTTAATGGTCGTATGCAAACGTTGTACTATGGCGGCCAATAGATTAATGTCCGTTTTGGCTGGCTGGTGGAGCATGCCATTGGTCACAAGAACTGGATAAGACGCCTGCATCACAGGTTCGTCCCACAACAATTCCTTGGCTTCCTCAACACCAACTTCAATTCCGTCGACTCTGACGCTCAGGCTGCCACGACCAATTTGCGAAGACATTTCCCACACAGACTCAGCCGGAATGACGCGGCTCTCGGTCAGCACGCACCATCCAGTTTCCAAGCTGCTGGGTTCATGTCCTGCACTCCTTTCGGCAAGCCAATCATCAAACAATCGATAGGGGACTCGGGAAAATCGAGTGTAGATCTTCGCTAGCAGCACAGAGCTCAAAACGACGACCATCAACAACACCCAATCCTCTCCCTGCATTTCGGCCCCAGATGGACCTAAAACGCGGGCGTGGACTCCGAGACTTTGCATCCACG